AAGAAGTGGGAGATCGAACTTGGAATTCATCATCAGGAGTTAGGTCTTAGATGGGACAAGCCAGTTCCAAAGGAATTATGGGACAAGGTTGCGGATTATTGTTGCAATGACGTCATGGCCACAGAGAAGACATTTGAGTCAAAAGAAGTGCAAGCCGATTTCTTAGCAAGAGAGATCCTTGCCGATATTGCTGGAATGACAGTAAACGACACGACCAATACTTTGACAACAAGAATCATTTTCGGAAAAGAGAAGCATCCAGAATTGGTTTATACAGATCTTTCAGAAGAGTTTCCAGGATATGAGTATGTTAATGGAAAGAATATTTATAGAGGCGAAGATGTAGGAAAAGGAGGATATGTATATGCTGAGCCCGGTATGTATGTTGGTGATATATGGACTTTTGACTCGGCTTCTCATCATCCCCATTCTATTTTGGCTTTGCGAGCCTTTGGTGAATATACTGATAGATTTAAAATGCTTCTTGATGCTCGTATTTTCATTAAGCATAAAGACTTTGAGTCGGCTAGTAAATTATTTGATGGAAAACTTGCTGGTTGGCTTAAAGATCCAGAACAGGCAAAAGCATTGTCGAAAGCATTAAAGATTGCCATTAACTCTGTATATGGATTAACTTCGGCGAATTTCGATAATCCGTTTAGAGATCCTAGAAATGTTAACAACATTGTCGCTCTTCGTGGAGCTTTGTTTATGGTTAATCTTAGGGACGAAGTTAAGAAGAGAGGATTTAAGGTTATTCATATCAAGACCGATTCAATTAAAGTTCTTAATCCCACTGATGAACTTAAACAGTTCATTAACGACTATGCGGCGAAGTATGGTTATGAATTTGAGGTCGAGCATAAATTCACAAAGATTTGCTTAGTCAACGATGCTGTATTTATTGCTAAGTTATCCGATGACGACCCTGAAGATCCAGGAAAATGGATGGCTACAGGAGCACAGTTTGCGCATCCGTATGTCTACAAAACATTATTTACGAAAGAGAATATTGTTTTCAGAGATATGTGCGAAACTAAGTCGGTTCAGACAGCTCTTTATTTGGACATGAATGAGAATCTTGAAGAAGGCAAACATGATTACCATTTTGTCGGCAAAGTTGGGGAATTCTGTCCGATCAAAGAAGGTAAAGGCGGAGGCGTCTTATTAAGAGAATCCAGTGATGGAACCAAGTACACTTCTGCCACAGGAGCCAAAGGTTATAGATGGCTTGAATCCGAAACAGTTTCGATTCTTGGAAAAGAGAAAGACATCGACAAGTCGTATTTCCAGAAACTTGTAGATGCTGCTGTAGATACCATAAGTAAGTATGGCGACTTTGAAGCATTTACATCTGATCCAGAATTATTAGACATTACATCTGACGAATTACCATTTTAAGAGAGGAGATCAACATGGTAAACAATAATCTTACATTTGAAAACGCTACTATTTTATTCCGTAATTTCGCAGGAGAAGAAAGCAAATACAATTCTAAAGGAAACAGGAATTTCTGTGTTCTTGTCGATCCTGAAATGGCACCGAAACTCATGGAAGAAGGATGGAATATTCGTTTCTTAAAACCGAGGGACGACGATGATGCTCCTCGTCCGTATATGCAGGTTAAAGTCAGTTTCGGAAACATTCCTCCGCAGCTTGTACTTGTTTCTGATGGAACGAAGAAGGTTCTTAACGAAGAGGAAATCGGTATTCTTGATTATGCAGAACTTGAAAGAGTTGATCTTATCGTTCGTCCGTATAACTGGGAAGTAAATGGCAAGTCCGGCGTTAAAGCTTATCTCAAGACAGGCTATTTTAAGATCGTCGACGATCCGCTTGCCCGTATGTATGGCGATTATGAATTCGAAGATGGTGAATGATGCAGTTGGACAGCGGACAGCTTAATGCTATCAGCCGTCTTAAGAATGGATCTATTCTTGTAGGTGGGGTTGGATCTGGTAAGTCTAGAACCAGCCTCACTTATTTCTTTGTTAAAGAGTGCGGCGGCTCGATTTGCATTAATGGACAAGGCGATTATTCGCCAATGACCAAGCCGAAAGATTTATACATTATCACCACCGCTAAGAAAAGAGATGAAAAGGAATGGGAAAAAGAACTCATTCCTTTTTGTCTTTACCCAAAAGAAACAGCCCCCATTAAAATTTGCATTGATTCTTGGCAGAATCTGCCAAAGTACACAAATGTCACTAATTCGTTCTTTATTTTGGATGAACAGCGATTAGTCAGTTACGGTAAGTGGGCAAGATCGTTTATTAGAATTTCTAAATCGAACAAATGGATTCTGCTTAGTGCTACGCCAGCTGATAAATGGGAAGATCTGGCTCCTATTTTCATTGCCAATGGTTTCTACAAGAACATTACAGAGTTTAGATCAAGGCACATTGTGTATAACAGTCATGTCGATTGGCCTCAAGTTTCTAAATACATTAATCAAGGAAGACTTATTAAGTTGAGAGAAGAGATTTACGTTGATTTGAAGTATGAGAACAAAAGGCGTTTGCATCATGAGAACATTATTGTTTCTTACGATAGAGAGTTATACAATAAAACAGTTGTGAAAAGATGGAATCCTTTCACAAACGAACCTATAGACAACGCATCTCAATTAGGCTACATTGTCCGGAGCATTATCAACAGCGATGAGGATAGAGTTAAGACAGTGATGCAACTTATAAGTGATCATCCAAAGAGCATTGTTTTCTACAATTTTGATTATGAGCTCGATTTACTTAGAATGATTGCCAAAAAGTTAAACATTACAAAAGCGGAATGGAACGGCCACATTCATCAGCCAGTTCCTGACTCTGATCAGTGGGTTTATTTAGTTCAGTACACCGCTGGAGCGGAAGGTTGGAATTGTAAAACTACAAATACTATAATCTTTTACTCTCAAAACTATTCTTACAAAACAATGGTTCAAGCGGCTGGTCGAATTGACAGAAGAGATTCGACATACATGGATTTGTATTATTATCATTTGATCTCTAAAGCGCCCATGGATCAAGCAATTGAAAAAACTCTAAAGCAAAAGAAGAAGTTCAACGAGAAACGATTCTTCGGCGACTTTTCCAATTCGCAAGAAAAACACGGCATATAGTAGGAGAGAATAGGATTTTTTCCTAATCTTAATTTTTTAAGAAGATGCTAAACACATCTTCTTATTTTTTGGTGATTTGTATGAGCTTGGAGAGTAAATTTCAATCTGAATTGATTAAGGAATTAAAAGCATTGTTTCCTGGTGCCATTGTTTTGAAGAATGACGCTAGATACAAGCAAGGAATTCCAGACATTCTCATTTTGTATAACAACAAATGGGCATTGTTGGAGTGCAAAAGGGAAGCATCTGCTAGCAGACGACCTAATCAGGATTATTATGTCGAGAAAGCTAAGAAGATGTCATTCGGAGCATTCATTTATCCAGAGAACAAAAAGGAGGTCTTGGATGAACTTCAATCCGCATTACGATCTTGAGGGTTTGCATGCATTTTTAGGAGCCAGCAAATACCATTGGATCAATTATGACGAAGACAAGTTATCGGCTACTTACTTAAAGCATCTTGCCACGTTACGAGGAACCAAATTTCACGATTTTGCAAAGACTTGCATTGAGTTGAAACAGAAGCTTCCTAGAAGCGAGAAGACTTTGAACATGTATGTAAACGATGCTATTGGTTTTCGCATGCAGCCGGAACAAGTCCTTTTTTATTCAATGAATTGCTTTGGCACTGCCGATGCTATTTCATTTGATGAAAGAACAAAGTTTCTTAGAATTCACGATTTAAAGACTGGTGATATTCCAGCTCACATGGAGCAGCTTATGATTTATGCTGCATTGTTTTGCCTTGAGTACGACAAGAAACCAGAAGACCTTTCTGGAATTGAGCTTAGAATCTATCAGTCAAATGACATTATTATTTGTAACCCAGAACCAGAAGCTATAGCTGCTATTATGGGCAAAATCATTCTTTTTGATAGAAAGATTGAAAAGCTGAAATTGGAGAACAAGTTATGAATGACTTTGGCTATTTTGAAGACTTTTTAATGCATGTTGGTCGAAGTAAAGAAGATGGTGCTCCAGTCGGTTCTGGACGTTATCCTAAAGGAAGCGGCGAAAATCCGTATCAACATGATGATGGTACTTTTTTAGGAACTGTTAAAAAACTTAGAAAAGCTGGAATGTCGGAAAAAGAGATTTGTCAATATTTTAACATGAACTCTTCTGAATTTCGAGCAAAGCTTAGTGTTGATAGAAACGCTAAAAGAGCAGAAGACATTTCAAGAGCTAGAATTCTTTATGACAAGGGTTATAGTTATACAGAAATTGGTCGCCAAATGGGAGTTAATGAATCCGTTGTTAGAAACTGGATGAAAAACACCCTTGAAGAAAGAGCACTTAAAACCACTAATGTTGCAAATTCATTAAAAGAAGCAGTTGCTCAAAAGAAGTATGTCGATGTCGGTGCTGGAACTGAGAATTATATGGGCATTTCCAGAACAAGATTAAAAGTGGCATTAGAGCAGCTTCGAAAAGAAGGCTACCACACAGGCGAAGTTTGGGTTGACCAATTTGATGGTAACAAGAAAACCGACATTTTGGTATTATACGGTCCAGATACCACTTATCAAGATGTGCAGGATCACAAGTATGACATTAAGCTTGTTACCGATTATTCTGAAGATTTTGGCAGAACCATGCAAAACGTAGAACCGCCAAAAAGCGTTTCTTCGGATAGAGTTATGGTTCGCTATAATGAGCAAGGCGGTGCTGACAAAGATGGCGTTATTGAGCTCAGAAGAGGCGTTGACGAGCTTAGTTTAGGTGACGCTGCTTATGCACAAGTTCGAATTGCTGTTGACGGCACTCATTATCTTAAAGGAATGGCCATTTACGGCGATAACATGCCAAAAGGCGTTGACATTATTGTCAATTCTAACAAGCATGAAGGAACACCTAAAATGGATTGTTTTAAGAAGATGAAAAGGCTTAATGACAACGATCCGAATTCTCCTATTGACATGGAGAACCCATTTGGAGCCACTATTAAGAATGAAGACAAATTGAGGCTTGTGCAAAAGCACTATTTAGACAAAGATGGTAAAAAGCAATTATCAGCTTTGAACATTGTTAATGAAGAAGGCACTTGGGATGATTGGAGTAAAACGCTGTCATCTCAGTTTTTGTCTAAACAAAGTCCTGAATTGGCTAAGAAACAGTTGGATTTAGCATACAAAAAGAAGAAGTCCGAATTCGACACATACAATTCTTTGACTAATCCTACTGTAAAGAAGTACTTTTTAGACCGTTTTGCAGATTCTTGCGATTCTGATGCCGTTTTCTTGAAAGCAGCTGCTTTACCTCGTCAGAGTACAAGCGTTATTTTGCCTCTTACCACTATTCGTGACAATGAGGTTTATGCGCCTAAGTACAAGAATGGTGAAGAAGTCATTTTGGTTCGCCATCCTCATGCTGGCACTTTTGAGATTCCGAAACTTGTTGTTAATAACAACAATCAAGAAGGACGGCGCATTATTGGTAATCATCCAGATGCTGTTGGCATTAGTCCTAAGTCGGCCGCCAAACTCTCAGGAGCTGATTTCGATGGCGATAGTGTTATTGTCATTCCTACAAAAGGCCAAAAGCTTAAAGTTAGTCCTTCATTAGCGGCTTTAGATGGTTTTGATCCTAAAGAAGCTTATCCTGCATATGAAGGCATGCCAAAGATGAAAGAGAAAACCAAGCAGAATGAGATGGGTCGTATTTCGAATCTTATTACTGACATGACTTTAAAGGGTGCTAACGAAGAAGAACTCGCTAGAGCTGTTAAGCATTCTATGGTTGTTATTGATGCTGAGAAGCATAATCTTAATTATCGCCAATCAGCAAAAGACAATAGAATTGAAGAGCTTAAGCAGAAGTACCAGCAAGGTGGAGCTTCAACTCTTATTTCTAGAGCGAAGAGCGAGATTGATGTTCCTGAAAGAACTAATAGAGTTGACATTGATCCTAGAACTGGTGAAAAGATTACCTACATTAAACCTAACAATACTTATACTGTTGAGAAGGTTAATAAACGAACTGGTGAAGTAAAGATTATTGAAAAACAGCGCATGGTTAAATCCACAAAGATGGCTGAGACCAATGATGCATTTACATTATCATCCGGCACCAGAATGGAAAACATTTATGCACAGTACGCTAATAGTTTAAAAGCATTAGCTAATAGTGCGCGCAAAGAATCATATTGGACCAAGGGCATTAAAAAGAATTCTACTGCGGTGGAAACTTATAGACCAGAGGTGGAATCATTATTATCGAAACTTAATATTGCTATGAAGAACCGCCCCCTGGAGAGACAGGCCCGCCTTATTGCAAACCAGACCGTCGAAATGAAGCTTAAAGCAAACCCCTCATTAAAAGATGACAAGGATCATTTTAAGAGAGTGCAGCGCCAAGCTATAGAAGGAGCCCGGTATAGAGTAGGGGCCAACAAGAAGGGCTCTAGTATCCATATCACCCCCAGGGAGTGGGAGGCTATCCAGGCTGGAGCAGTGTCCCCTACACGACTGAGCGATATTTTGAAGAACACCGACATGGATCATATTCGAGAACTGGCTATGCCTCGTACCAAGTATGGGCTAGCTGACTCTAAGGTGGCCCTAGCCAAGAGCATGAGCAATAATGGTTATCCTATTTCCGAGATCGCCGATAGTTTAGGAGTCTCGGCATCAACTGTTAGTAAAGCGTTATCCGGATTAGATTGAGAAAGGATTCTTTTTTTATTATTGTTATGGCTAAAGTTACTATGTTAACAACCTATGACAATCCATTTGATCCTTTTACTGATTGGGATAATTGGCGTCGAATGGATGAAGATCTAGGTCATTATACTTGTGAATACCTAGCCCGGGTTTCTACTTATTCGCCCGAGCTCTCAGAAACTGATCAAGAGCTTGCAATCTTAGAAGCAATTGCTAAGATCATCAGATTTGAACCTGAAACTTACAAAACTGTGACAAAAGAAGTCGATGAATGAGCTTTTCGTGCTCTAATCAATATTTTTAACGAAATTTGGTGTGCTTATTATTGTTTAAAAAAGCTAAAAAATTCTGAAAATTAGCTAAAAATAACGATAATAGGCACACCTCTATCTACTATTGTGACCTCGGGGAGGGGGTCGCGAAACAGACACCCCCTCGTCATCGCCGGCCCTCTTTAAAAATTCTCCGGGGGTATATTTTGGGAAAACTTTCCGAAAAATTTGCAGAAAAAATTTATATTTAAGTACTTTTTACGGGTTACAGAGATTATGTAATCTTTTTTGATCTCCTTTCAAGATTAAACTACTGCATTTTCAGGCTCCTAAACCTCTGCAAGCGAAACTGGTATTTGTGCTCATACAGCTGCCCTCTCTGTAGCCCCTAAAAGGTACTTAAAACTGATACCTTTAACACTAAAAGTATATTTAAAACCAAACGAATCTTGAAAGAAGAGAGGTGGAAGAAGATGAAACAGAGGACTAAGTCATCTGGAAAACGTCAGCCTCCC